GAAAACAGTCATAACTTTACCGAGCGGGAATTCTTGCTGCTTGTGGAACGGCAAGAAAACAGGATTTTTCATAAAGTTGACAGTATCGCAACCCGCAGCAATAAGAATATCTCCATCACGGTCGACAACCTCTGAGGAAATCTTAAATCTTACAGTACGCTCTCCGATTGCTTCGGCTTTTGTACTTAAAATTTTAGTTTTAATCATTCAAAACTCCTTGCCCTCAAAAGAGCGTAATTCATTATTTATTCTGCTTCTTTGCTTTCCGTACTAGTTTCGGTTTCCTTGAAATACTTTTTATTCAGCGTTTCGAGTGAAACAAAACCAACAGGAACCGCAACAAGTGTTGTCGCAAGAGGCGCAAAAGAAGCATTGTTAAAAATTGTACCTAGTATAACAATGGCGCTCACCATAAGCATTGCCCATACAGTAATGAGCCATCGTCTACTTTTCCATTTATTATATTCTTTTTCCTTTTCCATCTATTACCTCCTACAAGTTAATAACAGGCGCTATTGTGCAACGACAATTACATACATTTTCAGCGCTGCCGCTACCATCGGCAGGGAAAAACATTGTATCGTGTCCGCCGTCCTTGCGCTCAACCTCGAAAGGCATATCAATCGGTATTTTAACCTCGTGCATAAACAAATGGCTATCACGGGTTCTATTGTCAACAGTTGCGAGCCACATTTTTTCCTGCACTCCATACGCCTTATAAGTCGCATTTTGTCCGAGATTAACGCTTCCAGCCGTTTCGGTTCGTGCAATAAGATACGCTCTTTCTTTTGACATCTCATAAAAAACTTCATCGCAAGCCCTTTGAAGTTTTTTCGTTCTTACGGCTAAAGAGTCCCCATTAGCAATACTTTCAGAAAGCACTTCGCGCAAGCGCTTCAGAAGTTCTCTATGTGTTGTATCATTAATTTCTTTTGCTTTTATTAATCCGTTTCTGTCAATCCAGTTATTGAAAATAGCAAGAGTCATAGCCGTGAAGTCAGGCTCTGCTTTTTTATTTAAAACTTCTTTTGCGTTTTGACAACCTGCACGAATTGACTCAAGCCACGCCGCGCCGAGCGTCTTTCTTACGGCTATATCGACTTGACTTGAAAAGTATTGCGCTAAGAGATTTTCAATCGGTTTATTTTCTTTTTCGTTTTCCGCAAGCAAGGCAGAAATATCTTTATTCTGCCGATTTGCGATTTGGGTTACTTTTGAAATGAAATTATTTTCTTTTTCACGTGCCTTTGTGTCGAACAAATCCCAGCATTTTTGTTGAAATGGCGTGTATTTGATTTGCTTTTGCGATGAGAATAAATCTAATTGATAATCAACAATGCTTTTTCCCTTTTTTTTCTTTTGAGGCTCATCATCAAGAGCTAATACATTCTCTATATTTTCGGGATTTGTTTGCGCGGGTTGTTGCTCGTTTACTGTCGGTTCTAGCTCTGGCTCTTCCAATGGCAAATCAGGTAATTCAACTTCCCCCGCAGGGACTCTGTTAACACCCATAGGTAAAATATAATGACCATCTTTGACATTTGGATTTATGCCGAACGCCTCGCAGTATTGCTCAACAGTTATCGCGCCATTTTGCACCCCAAATTGATAGATGCGCAATTTAAGTTCTTCATCTTCAGCAATTTCATAATTATGTTTGCATACTAAGTCAATACCAAATTCTTTGCAAAGTTGACGATTAATTATACGCTCAAACCATTCAAGCTCTGGTTTGATAACATTTTTTGCGAAAAGATAAAAGGAGCTGTCGATAGTTGCACGGTTGGAATTTTCGATAATACCCATTATCTCAGGCGGTATCTGGAAATGCTGCAAACACTCATCACGCAGGAACTTTCGAGACTCTACCATATCAAGCTCTTTTGGAGCTATACCGACGGTTTTCACATCAACATTTCCCGTTAAAACAGCGGGTTCTCTGGCGTGCAAAAAGCCGCCTATTTTCTGCATAAGGCTCTTTTTAATCTGGTCTGCACCCTGTTGATTGCCTTGATAGCCCGTTACAATGTATGGCGGTGTAGCGTCATTGAAAAAGAAATTCTTTTGATATTTAGAAGCATACTCATCAGCCTCAATTTCATCGGCTATATTTTCGGCTCTACCTTTTCCGCGTCCATATGGGTCAGCAACATCAATATCCTTAAACCATACCAAGTCATTAGCGTCAACTGTAAGAGCAACGCCGCTTGTTTCGCCATAAGGATTAACCAAAAATGTATGATTTCCCACTGTAGGAGTGCGAATAATCCACATTTTTGGGATTGGGAGCAATGCAATGATTTTTTTTCCGTCTCTGACTTTCAGCCATCCACATTCACCCGTAAGATACTTATAAACGAATGTCAAATAGCGCAATGTCCAGCCATCTATTTCTGGGAATGTTGGGCAAGGATTATCAAGTAAATTATATAATTCGTGGTCAATAATAGCCGTTGCTGCTTCGCCATTTTCGCGGAGGTCTTTTTTAGAGTAAAGCAACAATTCTGCAGAAGCGCAATGTTTTGCAATAACATTGACACTATCAAGACGCGGAGTATTGCCATAATATACAGGCATTTGCCCTGCTGCTCTATCTGGCGCTCGTGTCCATCGGCGTGCTAATATATTATTGATTTTACTTAATATATCCATTGCTTTACCTCTGTATACTTTTTTATACACTATAATACAAAAAATTGCAACAAAAAAAAGGCAAGAGATAAAAACCCCTTGCCATTGCAGAAGAAATATGCAGAAAACGTTACTTGTTAAAAACACTATACACTTTTGCTAAAAAAATTGCAAGTGAAAAAGCATTTTATTTCGTGATAATCGGTTTCCTACCTCGTTTTTTTGGCTCTGTTGTTTCGAGTGTCGATTCATCGCTTTCAGTTTTTGGCTCTGAATAAGGCACAAAAACCCCGCCATTATTGAATTGATAAATCCACCCGCCAATTACTCTGTGAATGTGTCCAATTTCATTATGAAAAACAGTATCACCGATTTTCATATTTTTTAAAACTTCTTCCATTTCTAAAACTTTGGCTAATGCCATTTTATACTCCTTTAAAAATCTTTTTAACAAGTTCTAAGCCTTTGATATTAACTAAAAGCTGTTGACCTGTCTTATTTTCCCCATAAGTATATACTTTTAGTTCAAAACAATCAGCATAATCCGCATAGGCTCTATAATGCCCTGCGTGCTTATAGATAACCTTTTTATCTTGCAACACTTGCAAAAAGTGCTTTTCGTGTTCACCGATAAATTGCGCTGTATCTCTTAGACACTTACAAAAAGAGCGGTCAACGAGCTTGTTATACATCTCGACTTTTGGGGCTTGCTCTGTGAGTTGTTGCTTTTGGCGTTCATTTTCAGCTTGCAATTCCTCAATCATTTCAGATTGTAACTGCATAGCCTGCTGGATAAGTAATTGCTTTTCAAGCAATGTTTTAGGAGATAATGCATTTACTTTACTGTGATTTTGCAATTCCAGTTTTATCGCTGTTACTTGCGTTTCATTGAGCAAAAAGCCACCCTGTGAATTAAGACAAATATCCTCAAAAACTGCGGAATTATTATTCCTTAGTTTTTCAATCGTGTTTCTAACCCACCTATCAGAAATGTTTAACGCCTTTGCAATGTCCTTTGTTGTCATAAGATTGTGATGCTTTTGGATTTCTCTTTTGATTGCCGTTGCTTGTTCCTCATCGAAAATCAAGGATTTACCGCCGTTTATAACCCTCGTCAGTACTGTCGAGGGGTCTAAAACACGTTCTGCCGCCCTCTGTACTGTACGGACATCAACGCCTAAGATTTCCGCCAGTTCTCTAGTGGTTATTTCTTTTTTGGAAATAGCCTTTTGATTGGAATTGAATAAAGATAAGTCATTCATCGAATAACCCTCCGTAAGATTATTTCCGTAAAAAAAAGACATACGGCAATAGTTACGGATTACTACTTTCGGGAGCGACCCTAGCCGTATATTTATATTATGCATCAATTACTTTATTTTATCAAGATAAGCGGCAAGAATGTTTAGGTAGGGAAAAAAGATGTAAAATGATGTTGACAAATGTAGAATGATGTAATATAATGTAATTATAAATCATTTGAGAGGTCAACACTATGGAAAAGACATCAGGAACCAAAGAATTAAAGGTATGGGAAACAGCAGAGAAGAAAATCACACTGTTTTGGTTTTGGGACGGACTAGAGGGAATTTATCCCGAATGGCAGACAGAAGAGGAGATTGACAAAATCAAAAAGCACAATGAAACAGCGAAGAAAACCTACGGAGTGGAGATAATTTCTAAAAATGTGCTAGTAGATGAAGAAAATGAATACGACTTCGGACTTACAGCAGAAAAAACGCCATTGAAAGAAATCAGACACTACAAAAGCAGAAATGCTGCAATGAATTATATTAGAAAATTATTGAAATAGCAAAAACGCCCTCTCGGAATCCCGAAAGGGCGTTTCTTTTTGAGCACAACAGCAACGGAGAACCAGGAGAGAACAAAAAAAATACCCCACTTCTACAAAATGTAGAAATGGGTCGTATATCTTGTTGGTTAGACTTAAATATACGCAAAATCATAACAGCGGGAAGCACGGGAAATAAAAAAAAAGCAACATTTTTTCGCTTCCGTGAAATCTGTCGACCTATCAAGAGAAAAAATAGGCTGTTAAATGCAGCCTACAAATATTCATATCAATTAAAATATCTGCTAAAACTTTCTGAATAAGTTGATGGCGTGCTAAATCATTCAACTCTTTAGCACTGTTATCCGCAAGTTTCACACACATTTTCTTATCCTTTCAAAATAAAGATGTCTTTTTTCTTTTGCCTGTTCTAAAAACAGCTTTTTACAGTCTTCACATCGGAAATATTTCAAGTTCCATTCTTTAGATTTTGCATTGTGTACAGCTTTATAATTTCCGCATACTACACACTTCATAACACATTCTGACATTGCTAAAACCCACCCCCTTACAATACAGCAATAACAAAAATTGCAACCAAAAAAGACAATGTTATAATTACATCTCTCATAATGTACCCCCTGTAGTACTTTATTATTTCAATCACTCAGAAAACTTTTTATGATAATGTGATTGCTACAGTGCCATCTGTAAACTGATACGGAATAGCATAATTTAATTCTACAGCGTTTTCTATAGAGCCGTTTACAACAATCTTTATCTCGGTGTCTTTTGTAACGTCGGGATTGTTATCTATAAGCGATTTCAAAGCCTTTTGCAACTCTCTAACAGTCATAGTGTACCCCCTGTAATGCTTTATAATTATATAATATCACTCTTTCTTTTATTTGTCAATACTTTTTTATTTTTTTTGCTAGTAACACATATCGTTTCTTCGATTATAAAATGCTAGACAAACGCTATCGCCCGTATCGGGGGAGCGCCCATTGTGCCTATTTTTAAAGCAGCTCTTTGCAACTTCGCTTCTATTGTCTTTCGGCTCTAGTTGTTTCTGTCCCTTGCTGTTGTAGTAATACATTCTTTCGCTCAAATCCTCCAAAAGTTCCTGCGTTAATAACTCTTTCGGAATGTACATCTGTTTTAATGGCAATTCAAACATCATTTCAGTTGCGCAATTAGCGTATATATTCGGCTCATCTGGACGCCCACCAAAAGGCACAGCAATGACATTATAACCCCATTCTAAAAGCAAATCCAACACGCCTACATTTCCGCCTTGGTCACAAATAATCGTGATAGTTTTGTCATATTGCGCTAGTTCCTGCACCATACCCGCCACATCTTGAGTATTGTAGCCACGCACGGCTTTTATTTCTTGCACTGTATAGCCCTTGCGCAAGGTTGCAACTGTTTTATCACCTGTAGGAGAGCGAGCAATATCAAGCCCGATAGATATAGCTCCTTCTTGAGCTTCTTTTGTGTTTCTGTTTTCGTCTGTGCAGTCTAAGACATCAGAAACAAGCCATACGGAATTTGTTTGCTTGTTTCGTGGATAACCTAGATAGATATGTTTAGCTTCATCTGGGTCACGCTCTAATAATGCCTCATACTTTTCAAGTAAGTTTTCGGGATAAAATGGGTTATCTTCCGCAAGTGGTTCGCATTTCGTGATTATCCAATTTTTACGCGGGTTAGATACAAATTTCTGTGTTATCGGGTCGTTAGTTGTATTAGGATTATACACCGCCCATATTTCTGCTTGGTGTTTTACGCCGTTGTAATTCCATTCTTTTCGGATTGTTGCTTCTAGTGTGTCCCACGTTTCAAGGCTTATTCCGTCAGCTTCTTCAACAAAAGCAATAGTGTAAGCGTCAAGCGATTTAAGCTGTGAGCTTGTAAAATCATTCAAGCCATTAAAAGTAAAATAACTTCCATTTGTCTTATTCCTTATGTAGTTTTGTGTTATTTCAAAATCTGTATAGCCTAATTGTTCGATTTTACGACATAACAAAGAATAACTACTGTCTTTAATTGATTTTTGAACGGAACGCAAACAGATAACTTTTATATTATCTCCGAAATAATCGGGGTGTTCTGCAAATTGTATCAACAGACTTGCAGTGCTTTCAGATTTCGCACCAGCTCCGCGCCCGCCGTATGCAATTTTAACGGGGGCAGGATTTCTCCATATTTCAAACTTCGGGGCTACTTGCTCTTTATATAACTGCAAATATTGCGTTTGTTTTTCTGGTGTAAGCGATAAAAATTGCTCTTTTGAGATTTTCGGGATAACTAATTCTGCTCTTTTGTAAGTACCTTTTATCATTTTATATACAATCTTAAAAGCCCTCCGTAATAGAGGGCTATAAAATATTAATTAGGTTCGTTGAGCCATACCAGATTTGAATTATCATCTTTCGGCAAGTAGTCCGCTAATTGCGGGTTGTTATGCCGAAAAACAATTGCTTCGACGTTTGCTGCCCATACTTGCCATTTTGCGCATAAAGTCTGATAGCGTGATATAACGTCTATTGCTTCTTCATATGTTGCAAGGCTCTCGATGTAGAAGCCCTGCGGCTCTGGTGGTAATGTAATCGACTCAGTATCAATGCTTTGTGTTGTTTTGCAAGATGATATTATTGTTATAAGCAATAATATCATCAACAAGCGCTTTAAGTTGGTCATTGTCAGCCCTCCTAATTTTATCACGTTGCTCATTGCCCGTTTTGTCAATTTGAGCAATTTCCTGCGCATAAAGTGCTAGATGTTCACTGTTTAACTTTGCGTTTTGCAATACTTTGCGCTGAGCCTTATACTCAGCATTCAGCTCAAAATACGCCTTACACAAAAAGAAAAACGCCACCGCCAAAACCATACAGATAACAGCAAGTATAATCATTCTTCAATCTCCTGCAATTCTACATCAATTTTTACCCCGTGTATTTTTGCCACTGCTAAAACAGATGTTAAGGCACTTTGCAAGCAATCTTTTAACAACGTGTTTTTCAAATATTCTGCATTTTCGCTCTTGCAATAAATAAGCGCATCCGTTTCGATACACGCGCACAGGCTCTGAATAGCACGACGGCAAAAATCACCAACAGAAACAGCGCATAAATCCGACTTTTTTATTTTGCCCATAAGAACCACACTCAAAAAAAATCAATGAATAAGAGACTCGAACTCTTTCAAGCGCTCTTCAGTGCTTTTCATTGCTGTTTCAACCTTTCCCGAAAGATTGATTGTGTTACCCTCCATCGCTTCCCTGATTTCTTTCATCAAAGAAACGCTAGAACTATCACCACGCGCCATAATTTTTTTCATTGCCTCATTACACAAATCAGCGCCAGTGATTTTTTTGTTTTCCCCGCCGACTTTCACGCTATATTTTTTCGCAAGAAACTCAGCGTAAATCTGCGAAATAAGTTTTTTCTTTGCTGTGTTTTCTTTTCGTTTTTTTGCTCCTTTGAGTTGCATTTCTTTTGCATTATCGCTTGTAAAGGGAGTCAGATTTTCTGTCTTTTCCGCCATTTTAATTTCCTCTTAATCACGATATAATCACGATAAAAGCCTTTTATTCAAGGCATCCACTTGTTATTTTTAACCCGTTCTGCTTTGCATAAAGTGTATATCTTTTTCTGATAACATCACAATATTTTTCCGAAAGTTCCATACATCTGCAAGAACGATTGTATTTTTCACACGCAATTAATGTTGTACCAGTTCCGCCAAATGGTTCATATACAAGTTTCTCCGAAAAATTTTGAATAAAAAATTCTGCAAACTCAACTGGAAAAGTTGCATTATGTTCTTTTGCAAATTCGTTCTTTGTCTGTTTTGAAATATGTATAATATTGTTTAGAGTTCCCCTAAACTCTTTTGTCCCAATTGCGCGATTTCCCTTTTTTGAAAAAATATGAACATACTCAAAAACGCTATTAAGTATGTTTTTCCCCATTGCTGGTTGACCGTTTATTTTATCCCAAATTATTGTATCTGCAAAAAAATCTTTGTTATCATAAAGACATTCAATCAACGCAATTTTATTATTGCATAAAGATTGAATATTCATAAAAGAATATTCACAATGCTCTAAAGTTAAAGCAAGATAATCATTTAAAAACTTGCGATAATCTTCTACACTTTTATTATCAATGTTTTCACCATCATATTTTGATTTTTTACCCGCTGGGATTGCCGCTGTTGAATTTCCAACATTATAAGGCGGTGAAGTAAATGCAATATCTGCCTTTTCTCCGCCCATAAGCCTTGCAACATCTTCAGCATTTGTACTGTCACCACACATAAGAATTGAGTTTCCCAGTTCGTACATTTCGCCACGCTTTGACATAGGCTCTTTTATAACATCTGGAATATCATCATCACCCTGTGTTTCTTGCGGTTCTTCTTCGCTCTGGTCTGAAAATTCTATAACGGTATCAGGCAGCGCAATCTCTTCAAAGTTCAAATCAATATCATCTGCGAACTCTAACACGCTTTCTTTTGTCATTTTTCCGTATTGAGAGTTTAAGCGTAAAAGTTTTTGCTTTGCTTCTGCCTTGTCTTTTGCCTGCACCTCAACAATGGGCAAATCTGGGACTAAATAGCCATCTTTCTGCATTTTGCACAATGTCAAAAAGCGCCCGTGTCCATCCAAAATATAGTTTTTACCTTCATTCTTCCAAACAAAGAAAGGGAATGAAAAGCCATATTTAAGGATAGACAGCTTAATTTTATCGCAGTCAATATCGTTGCGCTTTTTTAAACCGCCTTGAAACTCTGTCATCTCTGCGATGTTCATTGTTTCTTTGGTTTCACACTTAATCTCTATAGTTTCCATTCTGCACCCTTATTTCTCGCAATGAGAATTCCCGCAATGGCATCCGCATTTTTCATCTTCAGTAGGCGGCAAATATGGCGCGTGCTTCTGGAAAAAAGTTTCTAAACCGCTTCGGACTCCGACTCCAACAGCAACACATAAAGAAACGAAGAAGAAACAATACATTGCAATGAAAATAATAATTGTTTTCACAGTTTACCCCGAATAATTCCTTAGTAATAATATTAACACAAAAAAATATAATCGTCTAGATAAAATAAAAAATCCCGCTTGCGACTGTGTTCAAAAGTCGTTTTCATTCCTCAAGCTCCGTTTAACTTGCTCGTAACTTGCTCATTTTGTCCCTCGATTCCATTCAGCCTCAATTTCTTTCTGCGTTGCGTCTGGATTGTACAACTTCACCGCTTCCAAAAAGCACTGTCTACATTCTCTATAGTATCTGCCGTTTAACATACCATACCACTTGCGAACATCTTTTCTACTTCCGCAAATATCACATATCATTCTTTTACCTCTGATTCACAACACGCCTTAAAACAAATCATTGTGAAATGTGAAAAGCGATTTTGCAAAATTCAACCGCCTTTTCGCCATAATGCTCTAAAACCACATCGTGCATTGATTTTCCTTGTTCTTCATATTCTCCATACTTTGAGTGTAAAAAATCATCAAACGCAAATATATCTAAAACAGGACGATGATATAAAAGCGATAGCATACCGTCAAACTTTGGCTTTACATCAAAATATGAAAAGTATTGACCGCCTAAATCTAGCGCGTTAGTATTTGAAATAATTTTTCGCCTCTCTCAAAATCTTTGAATCGCTTATAAAACGCGCAAGCGTGTTGCGGTCAACGTGATACATTTTTGCGACTTTGCGCTGTGAATATTGCTTTAACAGCTCTTTTAATTCAGCATCTTTTCCGTATAGTTTATGACATTCAGGACGGGTTTTGCGACCTTTTGGTCGTCCAAGAATAACACCTTCTTCACGCTTTTTAATTAGAGCTTCTTTTGTTCTACGGCTAATCATTTCGCGCTCAATTTCTGCACTCATACCAAACGCAAAAGCAAGAACCTTGCTTTGAATATCGTTTCCAAGCGTATAGCCGTCTTTTGCTGTCATTACCGTCACACCATTATTCAAGCAATGTTCCAAAATGCGAAACACCATAAAAAGCGACCTGCCAAGGCGGGAAATTTCACCAGCAAGAAGAACATCGCCTTTTTTTAATTTGTTTAGCAACTTGCCGAGCTCTCTTTTTTCTGGCTCTTTTGTTCCAGAAACTCCTTCATCATCAATATATTCATCAATCACAAGCCCGCGAGCTTTTGCCAATGCCTCAACACCTATTTTCTGATTTGCTCCGTCTTGCTTTCCTGTTGATACTCTAAGATATGCATAAACCATAGATTTTAGCTCCTATTCGATAGTTCGTTTTCAAGCTGTTCAATGCGTGCTTTCAGCTCTACATTTTCATTTCTCAACGATATATTTTGCTTCCCTGCCCTGCGTATATGTTCTTCCATACTAGACACTCTAGCACCTAAATAGCTCAGTATGTCGGTTACAGTCAATTCATCTAACTGATACTTTTTATCTTCTGTCATTTTTCAACTCCGCAAGGTGAACCGTCAAGAAATTGAAAATTCTTAAACAATACACAAAGACCATAATATCTATCATCAATTTTAACTAATTGCCCTTCATCTTCGTTGTCAATATATCCCGTTATCAAGCCTCTATTGTTATTGCCTTTTGTAATAGACTTCACCCAAATCAGCGGGAGGGCATAAGACGGTGTTTTTGTCTGAAAACGCTTCACGAACTCTGTTGTTAATTCGTCAATGCTGTTGAATGGGCGATACTCTTTAGTATTATCCACAAGTTGATGTACACTTTTTGTAATTTCTTTTGGTGCGGGTCTATAGTGGAATTTACACCAGTTTGGGTCTTCATTTTCAAAAAGTCGCCACACAGAAGTTTCATTCTCATCTAGTTCTGCGTATTCAATTTCAATAGCCTTGCCGTCTAACCATTTCCAATACGCTTCTGCATTGCGTGCAGGACAAACAAGATAGGCAAGGAAATAAGGGTGAGCTGTCCAGAAGCGAGCCATAGGTATCTCTTTCTTCCCGACAGAATCTAGGACAGTTGTTTCATCATTCTCAACAGCTTCCTTTAAGCATAACATCGTGTCTGCCACACAGACAATGTCACCACTGTGTAACTCATCAGCGTTCTTTCTTGTGTAAACATTGCTTATATCAAAAATCATATATTCTCCTCGAACTTTGGAATTTCACACCAAGCAATAGGCGGGTCAATTTCAACACTAGACGGCTCTGCAACCCAGCAATCATTCTCGTAGGCATAATAAGCAATATCACCCCTGTCAGTCAAAACATCGACTGTATAGTTACCTACCTCTAAAGGTGGATAATCTCCATCAGCAACCTTATGCCACCTTGGCTTATTTTCTTCTTTCCCCTTGTTATAACCAAACTCAACGGCTTTGCGAAGATACTTTTCAAACTGCGAAGGAACAGAACCGTGAGTTGATTCATAATACATCGCCATATCTTGTGCATATTTTTCTGCTTCTTTCTCAAACATAGTTACTCCTTTTTCAAAAAGTTGCTTTCATCTCAGCTGTTTTAGTTGTTTCTCATACATTGCTCCATAGCTTCGTTGTTCAATCTTAGCTTTTTAAGCTCCTCAACTTTAAGTTGTTTCTCAAGTTCCCTTATTTCTTTAGGCTCTGGGTCGCTTATTCTTACCCCGTAACCCATAAAAAAACTAAAAATCATAAGTACCAAAACAAAAAAAACGATGCTTACATTTCTCATTTCTAATTCTCCTTTGGTAATACAATTTCTTTCCACTTTCTTACTTGGTCGTTACTACAGAATACGTCTTTTCTCGGCAAGCAAAACAAGCATCTTACTTTTTGTCATCTTTTCTCTCCTGTTTTGTTATTTCTTAAAATTTTCGGTGTCTGTCCAAAACTCAATAATCGAATCTGGATTATCGTGTAATCCTGTGACCCAGTAAGAACCATCAAATTGTAACAACTCGAAAAAACGCTGTCCGTGTAAATTGCGCTGTACAAGATACACGCCCTCTTTTTTTGGCGTGCCTTGCTGAATATAAATCATTTTACGATAGCCAATTTCTCCAGCATTGCGCAATTTGTCGACAATCTGAGCAATGTACTGTTTAGAGCATTTGAGCTTTTCTGCGATTTCTTGCATTGTCAAGCCTTGATTATAGAGCGTTTTTACAGTTGCTTGCTTAACGGAAAAACTAGAAACGCCCTTATCAATCGTTTTTAGTTTTTTTTGGTTCTGCATAATTGTTAATACTTCACGCTTACTAATCCCCAAGCGCTCAGCGTAAAAATCGCTGCTCATATCAGGGCTTTTTTCGTAGAGTCCCAAAAACTCTATTGTTTTCTGACTCTTTGGTCTTCCCATTTTATTCAATCCTCCAAAATATCGATGTAATAGCCTTTAAGTGCGCTTCCTTCATCGAGCGCCTTGATAATCTGAATTGTAGTAACACCAAGAAAATTTTTTAGTTCTTTAATGCAAGAGAATTCTTTCTGGTACGCATCCGAAACAATTATATATTTCTTGTTTTCTTTTGTTACATAATAGCGGTTATCGCGCTTCTCTATCGGGTATATTTTAAGCGCATTATATACCGTGTAGTAGCCAAAACCCATTAATTTTAGCTCAGACATAGACGCGCCCGCTATTCCTTGTTGCTTGATGTAATGATAACAACTTTTTGAAAGCCGTTCATTTTTTTTTGTTTTTCGACCACTCCCGTTGCAAATCTTTTCAATTTTCGCAACGATAAAAGATTTCTGGGAGTCGGAATAAAGATATTTTTTGCCGTCTATGGCTTTCATCCGCTCTTTTTCGTCTTCAGAAAAAAACTCTCTCGTGTATTTTGTTACTGTGTTAGTATCTACGCCTAATTCTTCGGCTATCTGTTTTACTGTCCACACATTCACCCTCCTAGCCATTCCCGTAATATGTCGACCGTTACGCCGTTTTTGTATTTTTCGCGATAATGCTTAACCTCTTCATCAGTCAAGCAATCTATACACCGCTTACCATTATGGCATTTATCACATAGTTTCTGTCTTGTACATAATGAACTTAAATAGTATGAATATACAACTTGAACATTATCACAATTCCTGCATTGGACTTTTACTTTATTTGCGCAAACACGCTCAACAAAAATCCAATGCCCTACAACATCGCCAGCCTTCCACGGATACGGTCTAGGCATTTTCTAACTCTTTCTGCAAGTCATAGAGCTTATTGCAAGCTATTAGCGTAATTTCTCTTATCGCGCCGTGGTATTCGTCGTTACTTTTCTCAGCAATCGCTAAGACGCCTTCTAGCAAGTATTGCACGCTTTCAAGTGTTTTTTTTGCTTTCTCTGTCATCTCATTATCCCTTCAATCCTGCACGCTGTCTATTTTTCTCAAGGCAGAGCATAACGGCTCTGTTAAGATCCACGCCAGCAACACGCCCCGCAATAAGAGCGCACATAATCACATCTGCGATTTCAGCGCCGAACGCGTCAAAATTACCGAGCGCCGCTTCTTTTGCTGCTTCGACAACTTCACCCGCGCAATGCTTCAACACGCCTTCAATGTTTTCTGGATATTCACACTGCATTTTATCTGCACGCGCCCTTGATATTTTAAGTGCTTCATCTGCAATTTCGTTGATTGTTATTGTTTCCATATTTTCCCCGATTAACCCGCCAACAAACGGCGGGTATTTTTATTTATCACCTAGCCCAGTACAACTCATCAGGCTTGCAATACCACACTTTACACTTTGCAAGGTCATAACAGATTTTGCGCTTTAGGCGTCCTGTAGAGCCTTTTGTCTCTAGCTCCGCATAATAGATTTTCATCATCATAGCGAATTCTTTAACGCCGCGCCATTTATTTTGCGGGTTAAGCAATGCCGCTCTTTTGTAAGCTAGAGCCTGTCTATAGGCGCTCTGTCGATAAAGCATATCGCTCATATCGCTCATTGTCATTTCTCTCTGAATATTATTCATAGTGTACTCCTTAGGGCTTGTATTATTCTCTCTGCCCTTATGATTTATATATTATCACTATTATATATTTCTGTCAATCATAATTTTTATAAAAACACAAAAAAAAACGCGGTGGAGAGAAACCGCGTTAATGAGTACACTTTGTTTTTTAAGTGAGAGAAAAACTTTGTGTAGAAAAATACTACAAAATAGACAAAAAAAAGTCAATACTATTTTTTGTGCCTCGTCGGATAATAAAAAAGTTGCTTTCATCACGGCTGTTTTAGTACGGCGCTTCTTTCGTCAACGACGCGAGCGCTATCAAAGCCGTCCCCAGAAAGCGAGGGCGTTTTTAGTAAATTTAGCAATAATTCTTGATAATTCTTTACTTTTTGCGTGTCTTTCCACGCCGCCAATGCAAAACAGTTAGCAACTTACATCTCAAAGCTGTCTGCGATTTTCTTTTACACAAATATCTTCAAGCCCGTAAGGTGCTTACTTTGTGCGTGTCTTTCCACGCCGCCGTCGTTATCTTTTTTAGAGAAGAAATTATGCTCGCCCATACGGGCTTGCGTTGCCGTCTTTCCGACTGCCAGCGCTGAAAAAGGTTATACGCACGCACAGCGCCTATGCGTGAAAATCACATTCAAAAAACTCCTTTGCGCTTGGTCGCAACCCGCTTTTAACCCGCCCATACGAGCGGGCGTTTTTGCTTCGACTGTTATCGTGTGACGCTAATGCCGAAGTACAAAGAGCCGATAGCGTCATATTTGTGTTTATTCTTTTTCAGAAAATCCAAAAAACATTTTTTCGCTTCGTCCAAACTCTCAAAAGCGCCCAGTTCTATCTGGTTGTCAAAATCATTATCAATAATCGCTATTGCGTAATACTCTTTCATTCTTCACCGTCCTCGTCGTTGTTCATAACGCTGTCGAGAATGTTCAGGGCTTCGATAAGCACCTTTGCGATAGAATCCAAGTTATCTACATTCACGTGCTCTATTGCGAGCTATGAGCAGATAATGAAATCTGAAGCCTTTTCCAGTTTTCGCTTTTCTGTCTGTGTCATTTCTTTGCTCCTTGCCATTCCGAACTTGTTCAGCATAACATTTGCGTAATATAAAAAAAATACCTCGTTTATAGACTTAAAAACTTAGCCACCACGCCGACCGCTTCCCTTAGGCATAAAGCGATATTTTCAAGTCCATAAATAAGGTATTTTATAAAGCCCTAAGGTCTGTATGTTAGTTGGTTGCTAACAGTGATACTATAATATTTTGCGCTTTTTTAGTCAAGAGCGCTATTCATTGTCATTTTGCTTGTTTTTGTCGATTTCCCACGCAACAGCAATTCCTGCGAACAATCCGAAGCAAAAAGCAATAACCCCAACTACAAGCCCAGTAAAAGCAATAGTTATCATTATCTAAACCTCCGCATATATGATTTTTTTGCCGCTTTTTTCGGCATATTCTTTTTCTTTTTTCGCGCCCGCGCTGTCAATCCAATCTGGCAAAAGAAAAACAGCGTCGCAAACGTCAATCATAGCAAAACAAATATGCAAATATTGTTCCTGCGTTATAGAGTCAGACTCAGGGAGAACAGTAGGCAAAAAAATCGTATTTCCTTGCTTTTTCTGCTCTATGCTTGTTCATCACTTAATTTTCCGTCAACTGTCATAATACAAAAACGCTCTGTTAATTTTTCAAAATCTATCTGCATATTCAAGCATAACAAATAAAAAAGGCGCTCTACTACAGGGGTTTCAAGCGCCTTAATGGTGTATATAAGTCTATATATTTTATATCATAAAATAAAAACAATGTCAATTCTTTTGATACATTTTCATTATATTTTTGTTTTGCTGCAGAAAAAGAATAGCGGATTCTACATCTGTAGTTTCTAAAATTTGTGTTTTATTGATATATATTTTAATCGTTGTTTTCTTGATATTCTCTTTATATGATTTAAAAGACATTTAACAAATTCACTCACTCTCTATATATATAAATTTATAACTTAAGTATAGTATATATAGTTATTATATATTATATATAAGTTATATACTCTTATTTCTTTGCAGTCCCTGAGAAATTGGACACAATACGCCCCAAGCGCTAGAGTTAGCGCTCAGTTGTACTGTTGCCCAAAACAATCAAGCAAGACTTCTATTTCCCCGCCGTTGCCCTTTCATTTTTTTGTCGAACATTCTACCTGCTCGATAGTCGATATCTCTTGAACGCTCATCGCGCCCTGTACGTGTATGGCTCGACCTGTACGCACCATTGGAATTAACGTACTCCCCTGTATTCCTAACGCCGCAAGATTTACGCATTTAAGCCCTTGCGGCGTTTACCCCTCTAGCCCGAGTGGCTACCGCGTGCGGTGACAAAAACTAGAGTTAGTCCAGTTAGACAATTATTATTATAATTACACTTATTTTTTTTTTCAAGCCTTTTTTTTATTTTTTTCTGCATAATTTTTTTTTACTTGCAAATCAATAATATTGAGTATATAATATATATACGTCCTTAGATTTTCTCCGAAATTTTCAGACTCCTACCGCTAGTAGTTTTTTTGCATTTCTGCTAGCGGTTTTTTATTTTATTTTTAATTCACTTTTTTCATTTGAAATTTGCCTGTTAACGCTAAAAATTGACACGCTACAGCGTTTTTATATACTGGGTGGTATAATTTGACATTTGAGAACTTTTTCTTTCGATAGCGGGCTTTTATTGCGCTCTATGGATTTTTACTTTTTTTGAATGTGTAAAAAAAAATGCTGCACATAAAAAAATTAGACATTTTTATATATTTTTACTTGACAATTATATATTACTGTGATAATATATAATCATAAGGGCAACAAACAAAACAAATACAAGCCCTAAGGAGTACACACAATGTTTCAGAGAGATTTTTGTACAATCGAGTATTACACACCAACAGCAGCAGAACTTGAGCGCAAAAGAAAAGAGCGACAAGAAATAGCGCTCACAAACTGGCATAACCTTATATGGCATTGTCAAGAAGCAAAGAAGAATGGCGTATGTGTTACAATGCGCGACGCTATAAGACATATACAGCGCTGGTCTAACGATTATACGCCATTAACAAATAAAGAGGCGTTGCTGTATTGGCAAGAAGAGATTGACGACCGATTGAAAGAGATTGAGCGCGAAAAAGATAAAAAGCGCTGTTGGAACTTGGGCGTACAATTCCCTGTACAGGGCTTTAACACGCAACATAAAAGCGACTATTTCGGCGAATATACTGTAACATACTAGAGCGATAAGGCGGTTATGATACCGCCTTTATCTTATGTAAATTCTTTTTTATCATTTTTACTTGACAAAAAAGAATAATTATGATATATTATTAAATGTAAGGGCAAGAGAGAAACACAAATACAAGCCCTAAGGAGTACACTATGAATAAGATTGAGTTTAAGGATTTTGCAAAACATTGCTTTATTGACAGTATCAAAACTGCCAAATATCAAGCCGATACCGCTGCAAGAAATTGCAATGATAACGGCTCTTGCAATTTTGACGCGTGCTTAATTCGCGTTGAAAAAATTCTAACAGTAAAAGAATTTATTCAGGTATTCGCCGATTGTGGCGTAACCGTCAAGAAATATTCTAGAGGCTGGGTTCGTGTGAGTGAGTTGCACGGAATGGCAGACAGAAACACCAAATGGCACAAAACTTTTAAGACGTGGCTTGAGAAAGATTGCTTTGAATGTTCAATGCATTATCAACTAGACTAAGCACGAGCGCCCGCCAATATGGCTGGTATATGAAAAAATTGAAAATTAAGAAAAGCAGCATATAATATAATTATGCGCGTTTTTCATAGTTGACGGCGTGGAAAGACACGCACGGCGGGAATTCAGAATGTTTCACGCTCCCGCCGTTTCTTAGTAAATTAGGCTGTTAGCCTGTAATATATTTTTGGCGGGTAAAGGGTTCTAAACTTCTTACACCTTGCCCGCCATTTTTTTTTTGAGGTTCTTATGAGTGATATTAACAGTGTTGTTTTAATCGGTCGGCTCACTCGTGATATTGAGTTACGATATTCTGCAAGTGGTTTTGCAATCGGGAAAACTGCAATTGCAGTTAATCAAAACAAAAAAGACGCTTCAGGGAACTGGACTACAATCGGGCATTTTTTCGACGTTACAATTTTGGGAAAAACCGCAGAAAACGTATCAAAATACGCGAAAAAAGGCTCTCTAATCGGGATTAATGGTCATCTTGAATTGCAACAATGGGAAAAAGACGACAATAAATACAGCAAAGTTGTAATTGTTGCTGATAATGTTCAGTTTTGCGGGACTAAGCAAAATGCAACAGCGCCAAGCCCTAACAAATCTTTGACACCACAATCAAAACCATATGCAAATCGCGGTTATAATAACGCGCCCGCGCCAGCCGCAGCAAATCAAGGCGGATTCCCTGAAGATATACCGTACCAAACAGATGATTTAGACATACCGTTTTAGCCGTTAAAATCAAGCCATAGAGCGCTTGAAATCTGTTAAGACGTGAAAAAATATCATCTGACACGTTTTAACGCTTGCTATGCCTTAATTTTGCACGCTAATACAAGACTTGTATAGTGTACTCCTTCGCCCTGTTATATCGTTGATATAGCAGGGTATTTTTATCTCAGAGCAAAAAAAAAGCCTTGCAAAAGTGCAAGGCTTAAGGTATCTAATCACATTTATAAGGAGACTTAGCGTCCCCAATAATATAGCAGGATTGGCACTATTTGTCAATTTTCAAACAGCAAAGATTTTATATAATCGTAACTTTTGCCCTCTTCAATCAAGGCTTTCACTAGATTTTCTTTTCGAGCTATTCTTTCGAGTGTTGGCTCATCGAGCGTCTTTCTATCGATACTTGACGGCAAGCCTAGCGATTTATTCACAAGTTTTGTAAAATTAGAGTATGCAAAACGCTTAACATTTTGATTATCGGTTTTATCGCAGATTTCCTCTTTGATTGTATCGGTAAGGCTTCGACGGATTAGTTTTCCGTTCATTCGATATTCCCCGTGCTTACGCAATGACGGCAAAACTTCACCATATACCCATTGCTGGAACTCAAAAGCCTTTTTTGTATTACTTCTGAAAATTAATTCATACAAAATCTGTTCCGAAATAATATTCGCTTTTTGTTTTCTGCCTAAAGTATCTTTGATGATGACATAGGAAATTCCTATCCCATCTATTTTGTCGCCAAATTTTAAATGACGCTCTTTGATACCTTTTAATGCATCTGCTGAATTTTTAATTTTCAAACAGTCGCAAACCTTTCCCGCAAGAAACCACGGCTTACCCGTTTTGTCATCAATAAAGCCTTTAATTTCACCGATTGTATCATTTTTGAAAATTGTTAATTGATTAGCGTTCATTTGCTAACTCCTAATAAAAAAAGATTTAGGCTACTCACAGAGTTAGTGTTTTCGCCTATACTGACCATTATAGTACGATATAAAATTGTTGTCTATTCCTGCGGGGCAAGAAGTAGCCCTCTGAGTTTTTCCCGCAGTTCTTCGGCGCTATGCACCACAAGCGCAACGCCGCCCGCGCTGATAACCCTCTGGATAAAATCCTGTTGCTTATCAGATACGCGCCCGCCCTTTTCCCTCTTGCACTCAATCGCGAGAAAACGACCGCCAGGCAATACACCCAAAATATCAGATACACCAGCCATTGAAGAGCGAAAAAATCTATTTTCCACCTTGAACGCGCCCGTATTTTGACGCCAACAAAACACGTCGACCGCGCGTAAATATGAAAGACACTCTGACAAAACAGTGGATTCTAATTGCCCTTGATTTATTTTTGTTTTCTTCTTCAGCATTTCTTTTACTCCTTTTTTTTGCGCTCTATACGGCTATTAGTTCTAGCTGTGCGGTTTCGGCTTTCGCACTGCCTGTCATTTGTTGCCATTGCTCTTCTTGACCTTTCGGAATGAATAAGCCTTCTTCTACTACTCGCCCCGAACCCTTGCCGTTCAAAAGTTGCAATTTCTCTTTGCTTGCGACTCTGATAAACCTATATTTTGGTCAATGTTGTTTTTTGAATTCAGTTTTCGTAATTTTTCAAGTCCCCGCTTTAACTCTGCATAAGCGTTTCGTTCTTCTGCAAACTTTTTGTAATTCTCAATGCCTGGTTGTGATTTGCAGACAAATAAAATTTCATCATTGGAAAGTTTATATTTAACAAACATCTGAATATCAAGCCAAAAAGTGTCGCTATCTGACCGCCGCCAGCTAAAATTATCCCGCTCAAAATCTAAAACAAGTTTTGTAACTTCAACCCCTCGATTTGAGCGAATATAATAATTTTTTTCAGGGCAATTTTGCAAAGTATCATTTAGCCAATTCAAAAAATCTGCGTTGTTGTCGATTTCCATACAAAAAAATTTTTACTGCCTTTATACGGTGTTCCATATCTCATATCTTTGAACTCACAATAAAACGCAAAGCGCCTAAAAGGTTCTCGCGAGTTCTCAGGGCAATTTTAGCGGCATCTTGTTTAATGCCGTTTTGTTCGAAAACAACAAAATCACCCGACATTTCGCAAAGTAAAATTGCAACGTGTCCATACTTATTTGATGATGTGCCGTCCCATATCAAAACATCACCCTCTTTATATTTTCTATCAAGAGTGTGCTTAACGCGCGAAAAATACTTTTGTTCTTTCGGCATTTTTTCGTAGTTCAAAAATAAATCTTTAGCGCCCTCAACGCCGCCCGTATGCTCAATATTAAGCACATCGGCGCAATACTGACGAAACAAGTCTACACATTGGCATCCGAATTTTTTATCAAAATCAACCCCGCGCCCGTTATATTTATGGATAAAATCTTTAAGTGTCAATCTTAAATCCTCATTCTAATTTGTACTCTATCATAACCCTGAAAAATGTTTTTTGCAATTATTTCGGGGCTTCTAACCTAGAAAAAAAACGCCTAAATATCGGGGATTGTCTAGACGGTCAAAACTTGCGTTTTATTTTTCTTGCCCGTGTATCGCGTGCAATGTCGTGTCAATCTGAGTTACTTTCAGTTCTATTGTGTGCAGACTTTCAAGCATACTTACGATAGAATTGTTAGTAACAACCTTATCTCGCTCTATTTTTTCCTCAAGAAGCGCGTGTTTTTTGCAAAACTTGTCTATATTATCATCAAGGTCTTTACGGATTTCCTTGATTTCGCTTGCCTGTTGCGCCGCTTTCCATATCAGCGCAGCCAATGGCATTAGATAAGATATAGTTTGTACAATACTCAATGTTTCTGGTGTCATAGATACATACCCTCGAATTAATTTATTTTCAAAATAAAACTATACAACAAAATAAAAAAAACTGCTAGAAAATTCTAGCAGTAATAGCAGTAATTCTTTTATTTAATTTCTAATAACTCTTTTGCCTCTTCAGTAACCATAAAGACTAAACCATCAATCCAGCCAAGACCTTTTTCCTCAACAACTCTATACCATTTTTCAGTCATATCTGGAAAATTATCCCAAGCAACACCACATTCATCTGCCCAGTTTACATAGAGATTCAATGCTTTTTTTAGAATAGCGTTTTCTTTTTTCAGTTCTGCATTTTCCTTACAGATAATTTCAAATCCTTGCTGCAAAATAGGGTCTTTGAGTGCCATACTAATACTGTCTTTCAGTTCTTCTTTCAGTTCTTCTCTTCGCTCAAGTGTCATATTTAATCTCCTTTTGTAAAAACTGGTACTTCACACCACGCAATATAAGTCTTTAGGTCAACATAAACACAATATTTTGAATGTTCATTCATACGGAAAAATGCTTGTATTTGTGCGTCATACCGTGCTATTACTGGCTCGGTAGTTGTCAGTAATAGCACGGTATGATTTTCTTCTGGCTCATCTTCTGTATTCTTCCTCAAGTCGTGCCATACAATGCTGTTTACTTTTCCTGATTTAAACTTTTTGCTTTTTCTACATCGTTTGTTATCATCATCCTTCGGATAAAGAAATACAACCAAAACAATAATAACATATGTTATTATTGAACTAACAATTATTTCCTCGATTGTCATTGCTTTTCTCCTTCAATTTGTCGTTTCAACGCTGTTTTCAATTTCTTTTTCTGCCTTATTCAGAAATCCGATTGCTGCCGAAAAATAAAACATCGCTAGATTTTTATCAAGCCGTCCAAATTCATATCGCCCTCTGGCATTACATTTAGACGCTTTCTTAATTAATACATTAACCATAGTTTATTCCCTCACCCAAAATATTTTTATAGCATAGTGAGTAGTTAAAATCACTATGCTATTTTTCATAATTAGTTACCACGCAAAATTTCTTTTGCTCTCTCATACTCTTCTTGAGTCCATACTTTCGGAATATAGCCCTCTTGTTTATTTTTTATTCTCAGGAAGCTCTGGAGCGTCTGCGCATCGATTTCTCAGCGCGTTTTCCATAAACTCAATTAATTGCTTCGCCGTTTTTTCTGTGCGATAACCGAAATATATTTTCTTTTCATCACTTGAAAAAATCGGCTGCCCGTTCAAATATAGGGCTTTTCCCAATTCTTGCAACCGCGCCGTCTCTTCTGGCGTTGCTTCTTTACCGTCTGCATATACTATCGGCGCTTGCTGTTTTTCTCTTGTCTGCGCCTGTTTTGGCAGCTCTGCTTTTTTCTCTTGTCGTACGTTTTCGCGCTCGAATGCGTTAGCGTCAATATCTTCATCAGATGTAATGCCTAGCATAGAACACAAGCAATAACGGCGCATATATGTTATAGACATACCTGCGACTTGTGCGCTATTTGCTTTCACTCCATTAATTTCTGGAAGTATTGTAGTGTCTTCGATATATTGCCCTTTAGAATTAAAAAGGCGTGTGGTCAAAGTCAATACACCACCGCAAGCGCCCACGCTCTGCATATAGCCTACACTGTATTTGTGCAAAATCGGTTTAATTGTTTTTACAATACAGTCAAGGTCTGTATACCTATACCCATAACCTTGTGAACCTTTTGGGAAAGTTGGCATTTCATTCTGAATTTCAACTAATGACGCCAATAATTCAGCAATATTCTCACTCTCTATCATATAGACTCCTTAGGGCTTATTTCTGCCCTTATGATTTATATATTATCATAATTATTATTTTTTGTCAAGTTTTATAAAGCAAAAAAAAACTGTATCTAGCGCCAACTAGATACAGTGTAAATAGTTTTCAATTTTTGACGCAAATGGAACGAACAACAATGTTTCATCACGCCATTAAGACTTGCTAAAGCCTGTTTCGAAACATTACCTTTTCTAACTCTCCTCATTATACGTTTTACGCACTCCGTATAACTCGGCTCGACCCGCGAGAACCGACGCGCCCAAAGACGATCGCCCGAGCGATATGCGCATAACGACAGCGAGAACCGCAATACGACCCGGCTTCCCAACTACCGCCAGCAAGAAGTGAAGAGACACAGTTATACATCTGACCAAACTTATTTTGACCATCCTCTGTTATCCACCCAGAATTCCCTACATTATGACCACTTGAATTATCAATATTAGTCCAAGCAGTGCCATTTCCGAGCGCTGCAACATCGCGAAGACATTGAAAAAGATAACCACAACACTCTTCACAACCAATCGCACTAATCATACGTCTGCCCGCTGTATCTGTATGACCACCAACTGTTGTTTTATCGTTAGAACCAACAATATTCGTACATTCGTTAGAGCCTAATGCAACTGAACTAAACTCAGAATCCGAAAGCAATTCCTTGCCCACCTGAAACATATCATCAACATAACAGATTTGAGGTCTGGCCGTCGTATGCGTTGCGTTGTATGCGCTTCTGGTATTCATCCCCTTTCCGCTTTGAAGATATATATCAATAGCTTTGTCGTATGATTTTTCATAGACCATTGCGTCCTCAAATCTTGTGTTTGGGCGGAAGGTCAAACACCAAACAGACTCAGGCAAAATATCGCCTGCATTAAAACCTGCAAGAGGATGTGGAAGTGTTGCAACATCATAGAAGGGACCTTGTACTACACCGCTTGCTCTTGCACCTGCTTGAACACTTGAAACTGTCTTAGAATAGAAGGATTGAAAGTCAGGGTCTGAATCTGTGTACGGTTTTACGAGAATTGTATCACCTGCAGAAACATTATTGCAACTCATAATCATTGTAGTATTAGCAGGAACAGAAACACACAATGTATGCAAACGTCCAATATATCGAGTTGTGCTTGTGTCTGCGGATTTTGTAAGATTTGCCGAAACTGTCCACGTGTTAGAACCTGCATTATAAGACAAGTAAACAAAATAATCTTTCCCCGCCTTTGTAAGATATTCTGACAAGTCAAAGGCTGTATCTTCATTGCTTGAAAATAATTTATTTCCAACCTTGATAATCGTGCCTTTTTTTATAATTAGCCCTTTTTTATTTTCCGCGTTAAATCGCAAAAAACGCGGAGTTTCGGCAAGAATAGAGGAACTTTGAACAGCTGCAATAGCAATATTGAGCGCGCTTAAAGCAGTTTCAACCGTTGTTTGCTCCACCCCCGAAATTGTCAATGGTGTTTCAAGTTCCTTAGGCTGTAAAGGCGCAAGCCCGCTATTATTAACAAGCGGGTTTATACTTGTTGTCCCCTCTGGAATAACTTCTTCAATGTTGCCGACTCTTTCGCTCATCGGCGCATTGAAGTTATTAACAGTAATTGAGCGTGTTGCGTCAATACCTGTTTTATAACAGATAAGCAAATCATCATCTGCTATATTGTCGGTTCTTGTGATTTGATTTAATGTACTATCAGCCATTTTTTTTACCCCCAATTATGCAAGTGAGCTTACATTACCATCCGTATCTACATATATAATAGTTACATATGTTCCAGATGACAATTGCACATTATTTTTTCCACTAACACCCGTTGTTAGTGTTAATTTTCCATTTCCTTCTAGTTGCTTTAGATAGACGTGGTATGTTTTCGCGCCTGTCCCGTTAGATGTATAATACAGCTTGAATATTGCGCCACTTCCTACGTTCCCCAAGAACCCTATTACATCATTAGACACTTCATCAGCTTTCATCTGCGTATCTGTTGGTATTGTATACCATTTGACGCTACTTGTTGTAGATGATTGCACAGAATTAGACGCGCTCTGTATTTTGCGCAACAGTAACGCCAGTTGTCTTTTTAAGTCATTTATTGGTTTTCCAACCTCAAAATCTATGTCATATTCGCCTTTTGTCCAATGCTCAGAAACGCTCAATATAGGCACATTCTTACTCACGCCCGAAAAAGCAAAATTGACAATATCGCCAATATTATAATCCGTCTCGAACTCATAAGGGCTTTTATTTAACCCTTTTCCCTCAATAACTGTTGTCTGTGCATACTGTCTTAATATGCTATCAGCTTCCGTTATATATTGCGCTTCCTCCGTCAATTCGTTTTTATCTATCCAACTTTCGTATCTACTAAGCCCCTCCGCTCCTTCCTCTTCCCCCTCGTATATATCTCTATCCGCGCCATTGCCTTGCCCGCCAATATATACAGCATTGGTGTATTCGCCGTTGCTATCGGTTACTGTTCCACTATCAAGAGTCTGATAATCCGTGTCAAATCGTATATATTGGCTTTTATCCGTCCCCTCAAAAACTTCAAGGGCAAGAGAACCTCCGAAAACAACGCGCCAACCGATTTGCGATTGTGTTGCGATAGTTACAAGTACATCATATAGATTGCTATACGCCTCTTTCACACAATAATTTTGACCTAAAATCGTTATGCTAGTATCTCTGCTTTGCTCAGGAATTGTATTTGCAATTGGTAAGCGTCTTTTTATTTCGCTTTCGCCCAATCCGCATTGACTATATACAAGCATACGCAAACACATTTCACCTTTACCCGTATATTCCCACGCTTCCGATGTATTTAGGTTTTTGATTATTCGCTTATGGAACAAATACCGAGCGTCAAAACCCGTTGCAATTCGATATTGCCCGCCTTTTCCGCTGCTATCAAGCGTGCATTGTATATCCGAGATTTCGCCGAACTTATAAGGATCCGAATCCAATTGGATAAACAAGCCTTTTTGCAATAAGTATGCGTTTGGTATGTTGTAGTTTATCTGCAAAGTAAACGTGCCAGCTTCATAAAGTTTTGACTCCCACGAAATTTCTTCATAGTCATCAATAAACGCAACGAGTTTGAATTGATTTTCTTCATACTTGTATAATTTAACAATCGGTCTTTCAATTCCCATTTTAGACTCCAATATACTTATTTCTGAATTCGATTGTTACGCGCGGGTCTCCGCTCTCGCAAGAAACACGCAAAAGATTTTGACCAACAACCAGATTGAAATTAATATCAGAATTAGGGCTAATTTTTGAAATTAGATTTTCTGCATTGTCTGTATATGAACTCATAACAGTTCCTTTATTGCCAACAGAAATATATTTCCCTAGATTATTCGAGAAAATAATACTTGAATAATTCAAGCCGCTTTCGGTGTATGTTGCTTCCCACGTCTGACCATCAACAGATACAGCAATTAAACCTTCTTTTCCGACTGCAATAAACTGGGAATAAACCTCTGAATAGCAAACCGCCGTAAAATCGATATATGCGCGTCTATCGGCATTAATTCGCCTTAATTCCCAGTGAACGCCATCTTTAGAAAAGGCAATATAGCCCGATTTTCCCACCGCAAGAAAGCGCGTTTTTGTAGGGCTGCTAGTTACGCCCATAATGTCAAAACTTAAACCGCTATTAATAAGCGTCCAGTCTGTGCCATTTCTTGAGGTGATAACCGTGCCATTATCACCGACGGCAACTATTAACCCCTCGTTAATAGTGATAGAGTTCAAACATTCATCGGTTACTCTTGTTTCCTCATTCCACGCGATACCGTCAACAGATGTGCATATTTTGCCTTGATAACCTACCGCAATAAATTTATTGAGCCTATCGCTATAGACAATATCACATAATTTTCCATTATTGTCATCTTGCTCAATAATGAGTTTATCGCCGCTTGAATTGATGAGAAAATAAAATCCGCCGTCAATCAACAGATAATAAGTATATGGAACAGCGCCATCTTTAATTTTTTCCCACGTGTAACCGTTGAAACTTCTTACTATTGTTCCGCCTGTTCCTACTCCGATAATCGTTGTTGTATTCGGGTTAAGAGCAAGCGCATAAATATCAACATCAATGCCAATATTTCGCGCTTCCCAAAGCGTGCCATTCGTCGAGACAAAAATATTTCCGTCAGAGCCGCTCGCTAGATATAATTTAAGTTTCGGAATATAAATGACATCGTGTAAAATAGTATCAACAATATTTATGCACTTTTCCCAATCTTCATTATTTGCCGATTTTTGCAGAATTCCTGAGCCGCTCAAAAGAGTTATCCCCAAATCTTTAACAAACAAACACGCCTTATAATTGGCTTCCGTGTTTGTATCTCTTAACGTCCATTCGCTCAAACCTGTTAGAAGTGTACCATCATCTCCGACAATGAAATATTCATTCAAATAATTCTGGAATGTTATACTTCTCAAGTTTTCTGTAGTAGGGAGATTTTCGACAACCTGCCATTCTTCAGCATCTACAGATTGTATCATAGTGCCGTCAACGCCTACAGCAATATACAATCCTGCATTGACATTATAAGCAACACTGTACAACGTTCTATCCGTGTTACTTCTTATTTCGTCCCATTGCTGCCCGTCGCTTGATTTGAGCAAGATACCACTATCACCGACGGCTATATATTGAGCGCCGTCATAAATGACACAATTAAGATTTTCGCTCGTAGGGCTTACAATGTCCAAAAACGTATGACCATCTGAAGATATTACAATTGCCCCTCCATCTCCGACGGCAACAAATTGACTTGTTGAGCTTGTAATAGAGTTCAAATGCACACTGCTTGAACAAGTACCAGTCGCCCACGTTTTGCCGTCAAGGCTATACAATATCGTGCCATCATCGCCGACAGCAACAAACAAATCAAAATTATAATTACTGCATACGCCATTAAGATTTTTAATTGTATTTGACAGCTGAGATTTCCACTCAAGCGCATTAAAAGAATATAAAATAGCGCCGTCTGTACCGACTAAAACAACGCTATCGCCCTTATTAGCGATAGAATTAAGATAACCGCCGAAAATATTAGTCCATTTCATTTCAGAGCCTGTTACGCTCTTTTTTCCGCAAGCCGTGTTTATGTCGATTGCTTCCGTGATAAGCCCCGAAAGCCCGATGCTGCTTCCTGTTGTTACATTTGTTATTTTCGGGTTCGTGGATTGACCACTGATTTTAATTTTTACTTGCGTTTCAACATCGCCTGCATTTTGCACTACTGGCTGTTCTGTGAGAGAAAAATTAACAAGCGTGTTTTCCGTATCTTCCCAATATGGCTGGCACGCTGTGAAACTAACTTGAGCTTTAGGCGTGCCTTGTGTGTCTGAATTATGAGTCTGAAAAATAGGAGTTGCGGGAATAACTGTTATTTGCTTTTCAAGAAAATTATTCCTATATGTGAGCGTGCCTTCTCCTAGTTTCGGGTTGAGCGCTGCTATTAATTGACGGCGTAACTCATAGCGCTTCGACAAATTGTTATTATCATTGATTGCGACAGTGATTGATAACTCTCTATTGCTTAAGAGGTTGTCAATGTATACCGAGCCGTCTTGAAATGGTACTGTCTGCGATTGAACTTCCATTTCTACATTAGAGAACCCTTCCCATTCAGTAATTCCGAATGGGTCTGTTGTAAGGTCTATTGATACGCCTTGACTATTTGTATATATAAGTTTCTGCATTACAAAACCCCGTTAAAAGCCATTTCCCTTGAATATCGTTTCATTTCACGCATTACTGTGAAAGCCGTTGTTTGTGAAGTATTATTAAAGGTAACATTGAATGTATTTGTCTTTGAACCGCCCGCTAACATCTTTTCAGTGTTATGAGCATTATACACTTTTTCACCACCCCTGAAATCAACTAATTCGGGACCAGCTTCACCAACAATTGACAACCCTCTCGGCGCGTTTTCTGTTCCTGTTGCCCAAAATTTTAATTTAGAACCGATAGATGAAACCGCGCTACCTACCGATGAAACCACGCTACCAATTCCAGAGCCTATTTTAGAACCTACAGATGAAACCACGCTACCAATTCCAGAGCCGATTTCACTTATTTTAGAGCCAATTTTACCAACCCAAGAAGAAACACTGCTGAATATAGAACTCAATGCATTAGAAATATTAGAGCCTAACGAACCAAAGAAGCCTGATATATTATCCCATACGCCTGAGCCTATTTCACTCATTTTAGAGCCGATAGAACCAACCCAAGAAGAAACACTGCTGAATAAATTAGTAAAGAAGGAACCTATATTATTTGCAAGGTTAGAGAAAATGCCTGATACATTACCCCATATATTTTTGAGTCCGTTAACAAGTCCCTGCACCATATAAATGCCGAATTGTTGGAACATTGTCGACGGCGAATGAATACCAAAAAAGCCCTTTATTCCGTCAACAAACGCTTTGAAACATTCCTTAACTAATTTTTTCCAGTCCATATCTTTGAACGCTTTTACAAGACCTTTTACGATTGCTACAACAAATTCTGGAATACGTCGAACAATCCCACCAATAAGCGTTAAAATACCTTTGACAATGAGCGGGATAAAAATTGGCAAGTTTTGGACTAACTGATAAATCAATTGCTCAACCAAATCTACTAAAACATCAAGAGAGGTTTCTATAACCTCTTGGTCTGATATAATGTCAAGAATAGCCCTAATTATTGCAAAAACTAAACGCATTAAATGCGGCATAAGTTTAGAGCTTGCTTTATTGATTTCAACAATAATTTCAATTATTGCATCCACAAGGTCTGGAAGCATTTCTTCAATCGTATCAACAATTGAAGGCAAATTATCAATAAGCGCTTTATTGATTGCTTTGACAATTGCAACAATCGCTTCAAGGAGCTTTTTCCATCCGCCGTTTTGTACAAATTCTGATATTGAGTCAACAATTGCTTTAACAATGTCGCTAAAATCCTGCGCTATCTGGTCTTGATTATTGACAATATATGCAGCAATTTCTTTGATGAGCGTCAAAATTGCTGATACAAGTGCTTTTAAGATACGCGGCAAATTGTTAATAATTGCCATAATTACAGAGCCAATTGCTTCTACAATTATTTGAGCATTATCCGTAAGGACTTTCGCTATTCCCTCGAAAAGAGCAACAACAAGCGATACAATCTGCGGTAACAATTGCGGGATTGCTTTTGCTATCGCCTGCAAAATTTGGCTAATTGCATTTATAATTTTGGGAGCGTTTTTAACAAGAGTTGTGCAAATTGTTTCAACGAGCCTGACAATAAGCGGGATTGCTTTTGCTATAATCTCTGGGAGATATGTAACAATTGTTGTTAAGATTGACTCTATAATTTTGGCTAACTCATCCATATTAATATTTTTGATGAGAGAGTCAACCAAATGCACGATAGAACTCATAACGCTTTCAAAAAACTTTGGTAATTTCGGCAAAGTCTGAGTAAAGAAAGTTAATATTTTATCCTCGAACTCTAAGACAGCGTTAAGCGCCTCATCAGGATTGAAATCAAACGCCTTTTTTAAGCCTTTTGCAATTCCTTTGAAAGCATTTGTCGCAAATTTTCCCACAGTAGAAAATAAAGTTTTGAAAGTTGAAACAAATGCTTTTGTAAGTTTTGTCATAACGGCTGTTGTCTTTTTAACAGCATTTATGACACCATTAACATAAGGCGCTATCATTGCCTTAAATCTATCCCATTTGCTTTGCTCTTCTTCTACGCTTCTATCTCTTTGCTCTTGCTCCTCCGCTGCGCCCTCTGCAAGTATCTGTTTTTTCTTTTCGTTGTAATATTCCTCTGCTGTTGCCTTTTCATTTGCGTCTTTGATACCCTCTAATGCTGCCTGTCTTTCAAGTTCCAGCAATTCAAGTTTGAGCGCGCGGATTTTTTCGTTATATCTCTTTTCAATTTCTGAGACTTCTTGAGGTGTTGCCTTTCTTATTTTAGCAAGTTTTAATTCCTTTTCTTTTTCTTTCTCAATGTTTGAAAGTTTTTGCTCTTTTAGTTTTTTATCCCATTCACCCGTTTTTATCTTTTCTTCACGGATTTTTGTTTCTTTTTCCCATTCGAGTTGCTCAATAAGATTTGCATAATAGACTTCAATTTCACCCCTGATTTTTGCGTCTGTTTCCGCTTCCAATGCTTGTTTTTTCTCAAGGTTGAGGCGCTGAATTTGTATTGCAATAATTTTTTGCTGGTAATAGATATTAATATCAGCAATTTCCTTTTCACTTGCTTTTGCGTTTTGTGCGCGTATAATTGCATTTTCTTTTTCGTGATTGAGCCTGTCTATATCCTGCTGAAGAAGTTTAATGCTCCACGCGATACCATCGTTTGCGGTCTCTTTTGTTTTGTTTTGTACTTCTTTTGCAACATCAGATGATACTTCTTCAACTTTACCGAGATTAGTTTCGATAGTTTGAGTAGCTTTCGCTGTTGCCTTTGCAATAACACTATCACTTTCTTTAATAAGTTTTGTAAGCCCTAATTTATCACTTAAATTAATAGGCTTTATATTGTCAACTTCTTTAAGTTTAATTCCTACTTTTTCGAGCGCGTTTGTTATCCATTCGTGTTGTTTTGCTTTCTTTATGGCTTCATTTACTTTGTCGATAATCCCGTTTATGCACTTCACAAAAAAATTCATAAAATCGGATAAAGTACCAACAATGTTATCAATCACGCGAAAAAATGCGTTTTTAGCGTATTCCCACGCTAACCCCCATTTACCCTCTAATATAGCAAAAATAAAGCCAAAAATATCTTTGAATACTTTTTCTAAATTTCCAAAAATGCGATGTAATATTTCATACGCCGATTGAACTGCAAGACATACACTATTCCACGCCGTGCTATTTTTTTTAACGAATTCAGTAAAAAGACTTATGAGTTGATAAACAATAGAGCTACCAGTGGATAACAAATCTTTGAAAACGTTGCCTAATGGCTCAATGAGAGGAGAAACAAATCTAATTATATTACTAAGTGTATCAACAATATTTTTGACAAATTCATCAAAGCCCTCTCCAAAACCCGCAAAAGTTCCGCTTAGTACTGACATCAAATCGCCGATAGCGTCTTTAGATGTTCTAGCCGCCTCCGCCGTTGCCTCAGTTGCTCCGCCAGCGTTATATAGGTTTTCAGTAAATTGTGCTATATCTGCCGTTCCATTTCTGAATACGTTAACCATTTCTGGACCCGCTTTAGAGCCGAAATTAGCAATAGCAATATTGAGCGCTTCACTTTCGTTTTCTGCATTCTGGATAGACTCTGCAATAATCTGCAATGCCTTTTCAGAGTTTAGCCCTGCCTCATTGAATTGAGTCAAAGCATATTTCATACCTTGCATAGCGGTTGCGGTATCAATACCATTTTTTGCAAGGCTCTCCATAAAGCCGATTGATTGAGTTGCACTCATACCGAATTGAGCAAAAACTGTTCTGTTTTGTTTTAGATTAGTTGTAAGGGTTTGTATTGAGATACCGCTATCCTGACCTGCCTTTGTTAATTGGTCAAGCAACATCGCCGCGTCTTTCTGCTCAATTCCCCATTTAGCCATTACATCAGCAATATTGTTAACACTAGAAGCGGCATCCTCGCCTGTTGCTTGTGAGAATAAGTCAAATTGTACTGTAAGGTCTGTTAATTCCTCGCCTGTAACTCCAAAACGTGTATTGAGATTAGCCATTATTGCGCCAGTCTCCTCTGCATCTCTACCTACCACAAGCATTGTTTTATGCAAGGTGTTTTGAAGTTGTATTAACTGCTCACCAGTTGCGCCCGTCCCTTTTGCAAGTTGTGCGCGTCCCTTGTTTATTTCTTGACCGAACTTTGTCAATGCAACAGTTGCCGCCGTAATACCTGCAACTAGTGGACCACTCATTCCGAGCTTTGCGGCAAATTTATCTACATCAATACCGAAATTCTTAAGCACCGAAGAACCTTTGTCATAGAATTGAGTAAAACTTATTCCCCAGCCTTCAAGCCCTTTGTTTAATTTCCCCGTTGCATTGCTAAGAGTTTTCCCGAAAGAGGTTAAAGCGCTTTGGGCTTTTTTTATCCCTGCCTCAAGATTTTTTGTATCTGCAGTAAACTGCGCATTAATTGACATTTCGCTCATTAGAATAACCCTCTTAGCAAGTCTGGATTTATCGGTTTATCCCGCCCTGCCATTTCTTTATTTTCATCTTCTTTATGCTCATCTGGGTCTTTTCCCCATACATAAGAAGCAATATAAATGGCTTGATTTTTCATTTTTATTTCATCAAGTTTCTTTTTCTCGTTAATTAAATTCCAAACAATCCTTAATTCAGACTCCCAAAACCATTCCTCAGACTTACCCATTAAAATACTTTCTGTTAATAGGTAAGTCCACGGAATGAGCTTTATTTCTTCTTCGTCGCTTTTTTTTTGCCGTCTGACATAAGATTTGACATTGCGGAATTCATCGCAGTGCCAAGAATTTCTGCGACGTCCGAAATCAAAAGATTGCTATCATCAAGCGCAATCAAAATATCATCAATTTCATCGCCAATGTCCGATTTGTCTTTCATACAGATTGACAACAGCCAAGGAATTGTTTCCATAGGCTTTTCATTCATATCTTTCTCAAGCTGCGCAAAGTTTGTAACGCTTCCATATTTGCGCTCAATCTTTGCAAGGGCAAGATTTCCGAATTTAATCTCTCTTTTTTTACCCTTAATCATCAACGTGAAATTAGATGGAATAACCTGTTCCAACTGCTCATTTTCAGCCATAACCGAAACCCCCGAAAAAAATAATATTCAGACAAAAGAAAAAAGCCCTTTCTACTGTCTAAAAAAGTATACAAGTAAAAAGGGCTTTTTTCAACTGTTTTTTAACTGCGGTTTTTTATGCAAAAGCAACAGTTTTTGGCGTAACGCTAACGCCGAATGTATCTTTTAATCCGCCCGTAATTGTAACGCCCTTAATTTCATTTTCTCCCAAAGCAGGTTTGAAAGTAATTGTTGGCGCTGTGCTTGCCGCGCCAACTGAAAGCGTTCCCGCAATAGGAGCGCCATTTTCATCGGTAACAATGATTGTATCATTGAGCTTGACGCTTGCTGCAGCGAAGTTGAAAGAAGCGCCACCCGCCTTAGAACCTGTGATAAGCAAATCATTATTTGGGTCATCGCGCAACTGAGCGCTAACTGTAACCGCTCCTGTATCAACAGCAACAGAAACAATAGGCTGATTGAACCAGTTAGAAATAACGCTAGCATCCACATCTGGATTATCTGTGCGGCAATGAACGCAGATTGTGCCACTGTCTTCACCGTCAGGAACGAACTGTGTTGCAACGAACTGACCAGACATATTGACGTGCTTGAAGTCGAGAGAATCTTTCTTTGTTTCGCCGCCTGTTTCTGGCACGCTGAATTTTCCCTTAGCATACCATACGAGCTGGTATCTGTTTTTGCCGTTTGCATCTGTGCCTGCAATCCACACACGGAAACCAAGCGCAAAATATGGAGACTGGTCCATACCTGTTTCACGTGTAATACCGTTGACAAGTTTTGTTCCCAACATCTTAGAAAGAATGTTCGGGTCAATATCAACCATTTCAAGAGACAATTCTGCATTGCCTCTGTTGTTTGCGGCAAAGAAAGCGCCGTTATCCGCGAAATCTGTTGATACGTCGGAATTTGGATTGATTGTTGCGTTAACTGCACCTTTGAGCGGGATAACTTCATCGTATACAATGCCGTTAACGTCATCAGACAAAACCTCAGCGATAACAACGTTATCAAGTCCTATTTTTGGTGCTTCATTCATTTGGTACACTCCTAAAAATGAAACTATATATATTAACAAGAAACAAAAACGCCCTTGTTAAATTCCATAACTCTATGCCTTACGTCATCATCAACATCTGGAACTTCTTTACTTTCAGTCATAGTCCATAAATCAGCGTTGAATACTTTTGCAATTTCGATTCCGATTTCGCTTGTTGTCGGGTAATCTTCAAGTGATTTTGTAAAAATATGGACCTCTACAGAACAATTTTCAAATTGATGTTGATTGTCTGCATATTCAATATCTTTCTGCTTAGCGTCAAGAAAACAAATGCACGGAAAAACCTCGATAGTTGACGGATAACTGTCAAAAATGCTATCACTATCAACTAATTCAGAGAGGCTTTCACTTTCAAGCAAAGTATTATATATTATCTTTGCATTTATCATTTGAAACTATCCTCAATGCTTACTTCTAGAGCCTTGTCAAATCGTTGTTTTATAAATTGCTCATTCTTATCAACAGACGGCTTCAACCACGGTCTAGGCTTCATTTTACTCGTGCCGTATTCAAGATATACAGGATAAGGCGGGTTAGTAATAATGCTTCCAACTCGCCCATCTACTCTGTTTTTATGTTCCTCTACCTCAACCGTAATAGAGCGCCTTAACTCTCCATAGTCTACGGCAGGATAAGCGCCAGGTATTGACGGGTGATGTTTTCTTTTTCCGTATGACTTGCCATTATCAACAGTCGTATTCGTCATTCCCAACTGTATATCGGCTTGCACTTTTAAGCAAATATCTGCGACGGCTTGCCCTGTTCCCGTCACTATTGCTTGACGGAACTTTTCAAGGTCTTTTAATGCTTTTTTTACGTCGTCGCTTGTATATGTTGCCATTTTATTCGTTCTCTACAGGAATTAACAAAACTTCCCCGTGTTGTCTCCAGCGGTTAACAGGCTCTATATAATATATTTCTACATCGCCGTTATCATAGACTACTTTTGCACGGTTGCCACGTTTCAAATAGCTTGCATTATCAAAAAACACCTTTTTAACAGCTGCTTTCTTTTCCGTAATTCCATAAAGGGTTAATTCGGCTTCGCTTAGTGTATTAGGTTGCACATCAGCTCTTATAACTTCTAACGGCTTTTCAAAATCATAAGTTTTTACCTTTGTACCCTCTTTATTTTTGGCTACAGTTTCGGCCGCTATATACAGAGTTGCATTTTTATATCTTACACGCATTATGCAACTCCTATAATTCTGTACGCTTCTAGCATACCTGTAACACGTTTAGACAGCCCGCCATTTCCTACAGTTTCACTGCCTTCGTACGTTACAGAAATACCGCCCTCACTTTGAGCTTTAATTCCTTGCACACCCGATGATACGATTGTGTATCTTTCGGAAACAGCTTCAATGCAAGCTGTAATAATGTCATACGGCAAGGAATCATCAGCTCCCTCGTTGTAATTATCATCACTAGGGAGATACCAACCCGCCGTATAAGTTACGGAAATATCATAAGCACCACTTACAGTGTCGTATGTCATATTGCGCGTGTACCACGCCCCGCACCAACCATTACCACGATACAAAAAGCCGTTTTTTGCATATTGTGGTAAAAGTTTATAATCCGTAATTTCTGTATCATTGATTTTGACAGAAATCACGTTTCTTATTGGGCGGTTATTAAGTTGTAAGAGCTGTTGATTATTTACAGCCTGTAATTCATCAACATATTCTTTTAACTGCGGATTATAGCCTAAGTATGCACATATCAAAGCACTCTGTTGCTTAATAAGCAATGTCAACAGATTATCTTTTGAGTCATCTGTAATGCCTAAAATAGCTTTAATGTCCGATAATGTGCATAACATCATTTTGTTACTCCGCTACATCTGATATTTCAACGCTTGTAGTCATACTTGTATTGTGTACTACAACCAACGAACCAAATGGATAAATTGACATAAGACTTTCTACCTTGCTTTTTGTTTCTGCAAGGTCGCCTGTAAACTTAGAGCCATCTGAATTGGTTGCATATACGTATGACTTATTTGCTTGCAAAATCAGAATGCTGTACATTATTTCCATCCTTAACAAAGTAACCGCAACAAGTTACGATAGCACCCTCGATTACAGGAAGACAAGCACAAATAGCTACCTTGTATTCAGGATTGAAAAAGACTGTTACAGCTTCCATAATTGCGATTGCGCCTGTTGTTACACCGCTAATCAAAGTAAAAACTCTTTTACTCATTTCAAAACCTCTTAAATTGTCAAATCACCTGTATCATAACGTGAGTAAGATACATCTGAAATTGTTACACCGCTTTCTGTGGTGTATGCGGCTGTTGTTTCTGTCAACCCTGTTACACTTGGTACATAAGCCGTTACGCTTTCTGTATCTTCGGCGGGAATTGCAAGTAAATACACTACGGCTTCAGCTGTACCAAAAGCATAAAGTGTTTTCTCACTTGACGGAATATTGGACAGCGTAATCGTTGCTTTTTTCATTCCGTCTTTTCCCTCTGTAGGTGTAATTTCTACAGGCACTGTGTAAGTTGATACATTGATTGTAACAGCCTTATTATCTTCAAGGTCTACATCTCCGCCACCGCTAGGAGTGCCGATTGTCTGAATGTCTTTAGGGTTAAAATCACAATCGCCAAAAATGACATCAGCGGCAACTGCTCCCGATACTTTAAGATATTTTTTAGCACCTGTGAGGTCAACAAAAACACCTACCATTGTGTCAGAGCTTGCTGTTGCACTACTAACAAGCTCTATATAGTCAGTGTAAGAACCGTTAGCAGTATCGCAATGTTGTAATTTGATAGCTGTTGAAGCAGTGCCTCCTCGAATGCAAATCAATGCACTGTTAATACCTAAGCGGTTTTGTGCCTGTGTAATATCACCGCCATACCCGCAACAATTGATAAACTGACTACGCATTTTCTCTCCTTACTGCGGGTCAAAAGGCATATCGCCGAAAACAGCAACCGCTGTAGTAGCACCTGTTACTTTGAGATACTTTTTAGCACCCGAAATATCAAGCTGCACGCCCTCGTTTGTGGAAGAACCTGCATCGGCAGCTGCTACGAGTGTAGCAAAATCGGTGTAAGAACCTGCGGCTGTGTCGCAATGTTGCAATTTGATAGCTGTTGAAGTTGTGCCGCCGATAACGATAAACAAACCACTGTCACCTGCGCGGGCTGTTGCGCTTGTCAAATCATCTGCATATTTTACCTGTTCAAGAAACTTGCTTCTCATTTCACGCTCCTTATTAAGTGTAAAGGTAGAAGGCTTTTTTTATCCCTCTACCTTTTGGCTTGTTATGCCTTTTTAAGTGTACCCTTTACAAACGCCTCTGGGTGTCTGCAAGCGAAATCGTGCTCTGTAATGAGTCTTACAAGTGTAAGGTCATTCTGGAATGCAGAAACCGTATTGCTGTTAGCGTCAATGTAAGTTCCCTCGCGTGACATCTCAACTGTAATGTCATAACCGACACCCCACAAAAGCTGTGAGAAATCACCGAGCCAGAAATCAGCTGTTGAATTTGACGGTGTGCCTGCGTCGGCGGTGTAATTAACACTTGTTGAAGTGATAATGTCATAACCGTTCAATTGTTTGCGGCTGCCGATTTCCTCTGCCCAAGCGAATGGACCGCTAGAGAATGCCTTACCCGCAAGCCAGCTTTTGCCAATTGGGTTAAGCAACCACTTGACATTACCAAATGGAACGTTTGCCTGTTCCAAAAGTGCGAACATTTCAAGCGGGGTTGTTACACTCAATGCTGTTTCATTGTAAGTCTGGACGCCTGTTGTATTATACAAGCCGAGCGGCGTATGCTCAGTACCTGCACCTTTAAGGAATGCTTTATCAAGTCCGATACGTGCCTTTTCCATAAGGTCTTCCGCAATCCACGAATCCAAACCTACACCTGTATATCTCAACAGTGAATTTGAAACTGGCGACATCGCACCGAGCTTTTTCGCACGGAGATTAACCTCGCCGAATGTTGCCTGACTTGTATTGATTTTCTGTGCTTCGCCTACCCAGTAAGCTGTAGCGCTTTCTGTCATCTTAGGAATTGACAAATTGCCGTTAGGCATTGGCACTTTGCGCACGCCGAGCTTTTCGAGAATTGTATTTGCATACAACATTTCGATGTAATCTGCGCTGAATGCGATAGGAACTGTGAATCCGCCATCTGCAGGTGTAGAAGCGTTCAACGCTTTTGTACGGCTCTCAAGTACTGAATGCAATGCCTTACTTTCAGGATACTTTTCTTTTGCGCTTGCAAGGATTTCATCTGGTGTTACCATTGCAACATTGTTTTTCTTTGCTTTCTCCATTGCGAAGAGTGCCGAACCAATCATCTGGTTAACAACAGATTTCACACTTTCCTGTTTCAAGCCCTTAACAGCATTTTCTGCATTTGCACGCTCAAAGTTAAGAAGCATACTTGCATTATCATTCAATGACTTTGCATTTTCTGCATTTACCTTTTTGATTGCGTTTTCAACAGCGTCATTCAAACGCTTTTCATCGACGACATTTTTGACCTCTCCGATTTCAGCCTTGATAGAAGCAATAGCCTCATCTGCCTGCTTCTTTGACCGCTCATCAATCAATTTCTCAAGTTCTGCCTGTGTCATATCAACACCCCTTATAATTATAAAAAATAAAACACTCTTTTCGAGTCCTATTCTATAAATGAGACTTTCAAAACATCGTAGGGGAATTACATTTTCCCTTACTGTATAAAAAAGTATACACTACTTTCAAATATTGTCAAGAGATAACCAAAACATCATCTTCATTGTTGTTGTTTGTTTGTTCGTGATTTTCATCAACATCGAGAATGTCTTCACCTTTGACGGTTCTCAAAACTTCCTTGATTGAAGTCAAACACTCTTTAACAGTACTTTCAAGAGTTTTAATTTCTTCCTCACAGACTTTTACTCTGTCATTGCAAGCCCTCAAAAGTGCAATTGTTTCATTTTCACTTTCTGGCTTTGGTTGCTGCACGTCGTCTTTCTTGTCCTTAAACATTACCATTATAGATTGAGCATTAACCCCAAAAGATTTAACGGCTTGCGCTAATGCTTCTTGATTAGCGGGAACGGCAACAGCGGAAAATTCCAAAAGCTCCCACTGAATAACTTTGTAGCCCGTAAAATGATGGTCTTCGTTGTAAATTTCCTCAAAGTTTTTAGCAATAAATCCTACAGATACGGCGTTTAGCATACCATTTTTGTAACAATGATAAGTAAAATCAACGAGTTTAGCTTTTTCACTGGGGTTAGCCTTATCCGTTGACAGTTCCTCGATTGTCGGGAAATAAACATCGGCATAAACTGCATTCGCCTCAATGAAA